CGGAAGTTAGACGATGTAGCAAAAGCCCAGTACGAAAGTGTTTTAAAAAGGGCAAAAGTAGTACGCATTAAATGAACGATATAGCCATGCTATTTGCTTTTTTGGTAATAGCTGGCTTTATCTTAATTATTATTTTATACGCTAGAGGATATAAAAAATGAACGACCTTTCACACGATATTAAACACGCAAGACAGTTACTTAGCCACATAGAGATATTGGATAATAACGCCCATATCAACGGCTATAAACCAATCTATGATGCAGTTCAAGAGCTACAAATTTGTATTCAACTATTACTTATAAAGACAGCAGACTACGCATGACTACTTTTACCACCAGCGACAGAGAAGAAGCTGAAAGAGAGCCAGTTCCTTTTTTTGGTTGGATTGACAAAGAAGATACTGAAATGATGCTTAGACAACAGCTTCGGGTCATGCAAACTGAAATAGAAGCGTTGAAAGCCAAGCTAAAGCAATATCACTTAAAAGAAGATTTAGATAGAAACCTAAATTTAATTTATGGCAAGGAGTTTATTAAATGAACAATGAACCAGTAGCGTGGATGCACAAAGAAAGCGGTCAAGTATTTGCTGGTATGGGAAGCCCAATAAAACCTGATGATTTTATTTCACTCTACACCCATCCAGCAGACCGCATAGCTGAATTGGAACAAGCGTTAGAAAACATCATAGCTATTTCTGACAGAAAACATGACGCATGGGACAAGGCTAAAGAATTACTAAAGAAAGCGAGTGAGAAATGAACTTTATAAACTGGGTATTTGATGGCAGTTTTAAATGGTGGTTACTTGCAGTTGTGATTGTTTACATTATTGCTAGATTTATTTAAAGAAAAATTCTAAATTCAAGAATATCGAATACTTATACTTAGTATATTGTTGTATATCTATCGCCATTGATGCTTTTTAATAACTTGCTCCGATTCGTAATCGGTATGGCAAAAGGCATTACAAAATAACCCTTTAACAATATTGTCATTGCAATATAAACAACGCCCAGTAAAAGAATGATTTTTGGGTTTAGAACGAGCAATTTGAATAGCTAAATCCCGATCCCGTTCTTCATTGTCTGAAGCCATATCGTAAATATCGGTCATACCAGCCCATCAAATAATTTTTCTTCAGCTTGTCTACGCCTAAGTAGTCCAGCCATGTGACGACCAGCCGCCATATCCCATTTTTCAAATTCTAATGCCGCACCTTTCATATCGCCAGCATTAATTTTTTTTAATAGGGTAGAACCAGCAAAGTTTCCTGCTCCAACATTAAAAACAAAGTCTACAAGGGCATCAAATTCATCTTGAGTTATGTCTGTATGTATTTTATTAGCTACTGTCATTTCTGATTTTTGAACATCTTGCATTAATAATTCTTCAGCTTGTTCTTGAGTTATGGTCATATTGGGATGAACATCAGAACCAGTATGCCCATAACCAACAGTCCAAGGGCTACCACCAGTTCCCGGATCAGGATAAGAAGTAAGTCTGCATCCTTCAAAACTTTCTGTAAGATGAAGCCCATTTTTAGAATAAATCATTTAGCTACCGCATCATATTGAGCATAGCAAGCTTCTAATCCAGTTCTTATTTGGTCTGCTCTGGAAGCTTCCCTAATAAGAAATTCTGCATCCTCGGCAGAAAGGGCTGTCCCAGTTCCATTTTGTCCATTACTGGAGCTTTGGCTACGATTGGGTCTGTTCCGCAAGCTGATAAGAGCATCAGCAAGCTGGGAATTAATATTAGCAATTTGAGCATCTTTAGCCTTCCTTATTTTGTCAGTATCTTCTTGGCTTTGAACTTCTTTATCATGGACAGCTTTAGCTTGAGCTACTTTATAAGCATCCAATTTATAAGATTCATATTTTCCATAACCAATGCCACCCATTGCTAAAACAGCAAGACCAATCATTATGTAACTATTTATGGATAATGGAAACATTACCTAAATCCGCTTATTCTTGGCGAAAAAACGAATGTGGCTTGATATGGATCAGGCTTTGGCTGGACATTATCATCGACCAAACCACGCACATTCCAACCCAAATTAATATAAATACAACGACTAAAACCAATAGGGGCAACAACAGTAAATTGAAATAATCCATTAGCGTGAACCAAACACCACCCTGCTTTTGCATTGTCATTATCCTTAATGGTTTTGTCCCCAGATACTTGCGTGTAATAAGGGTTAGTTAAATAGCGTAATGCAAAACTATACGCTGGATTGCGCCATAGCCAATGTACTTGTGACCACCATTGATTAGGTGGAAACATAGTTTGGAAAGTAGCATCACCATTTAATGAATTATCAGGTGTTTGAAACCAAGATAGCCAAGTTGGAAATCTTGGTTCAACAGCTTTATAAGAATGGTTATTACACCAGCCCATTAAAGGTTTAGCAAATATAGGAAGAATGGGAGCAATAATAACTGCCAATAAGGTTAATGCAAGATTGATTGGTATAAAAATTAAATATAGCAAATAGATCATTTTTCATCCAATGGTTGAGTAGTTACAAAGCGCAATATAGCAACAATAACGCCAATCCCAATAAGGATAACGCCATAATATTTTGGATCAATAATGTTTTGGACATAAGAAAAATTATCTGCTAAAGCACCAAATATAACAAGAAGCAAGGAAAACCACATAGTCCTTGATTTGTGCATTGCTTTCATTTTTTTTTCAAAATAGGCTTTTTGATAGTTTTTTTAACTGCTACTGGTTTTTTAACAGTTTTAGCCACTACTTTTTTGGCTATTGGTTTCTTTTTAACAGGAAAAACTGGAATAATAGCTGGTTCAGGTTTTTTACGAAGTAAAGCACAAATAGTTTTAAACATTATTTATCTGCCTTTTTATCCAATTTGTCCTCTATTTTGTCTAATTTTGCAAAAATAGCAATAGCAATTTTGTCAAAATCTGATTTAGACATATAGTTTCCAGCTATAAGAATCTCAATAGTGTTTACTTTTTCTACCAAAACCTTATCTGCCGATTGTAAATCTTTAACTGCATCCCAAATAACTTTTAGAACCCATCCGCCCAAAGCACCACATAAAGCTAACGCATAATTAAAAAGTGTTTGGTCGAACATAAAAAGCCTTTTTATAGATAATTTTTAACAATCTCTGGCTTTACAAAACTACTAGGGTTATGTTCTGTTGCTTCCCACCAAAGAAACTGATTTTTTGATAGATTATCACGATTTTCAAGTAAATTGGTGTTTTCTGGATGTCCAAATATTAAAGGGTCTGATACTGACCAAAGAACAATGCCCGATTTTTTTTCATCCCAAGCTAAATGCTGAAAAAAGCTGTCTACGCCAATCCAAATTCGACATTCTTGGATTAACTTTCTAAGTTCTGGGATTGGCAAATTTTTACGAAAATCATAAACTAACTGTTCTTCTCCTTCTACGCCTATTTGAATAATAGGTTCATTAATCATGGAGATTAATTGTTTCCAATAAGGGTAGTTTTTAGGGTTAGTTTTGCCATTTCTTAATGGTTTGGCAAAAGGGTGAATGATTATCATAAATAAAGCTTTCTGTAGGCATTTTCTAAGCTATCAGTCCACTTCCATTGATCCATCTTGCCATAGATATTCCATTGATCTATGTTACCAAAAAGGTGCTGTGCTTCAGCTATAGAACGACAAGGGATTATTTCAGGATAGCAACCAAAGACAACTGGATTTTTGATAGAACCCAATATGGAATTAAATACAATATGATCCCCAAGTCCAGAATTGAGAACAACAACAGTATTGTCATTAAAACTGAGTGTGTTTCTAAATATTTGTTCGTCATGGTCGTACATCTCCTTCTTTGTTTCAGCACGAATACCCCCTTGAGGGTTTTTCATGTGCCAAGAAACAGCATTAGGTACAACCAATACTTTATATCCTTTTTTGTATAAACCATAGGTAAATAGCGTTTCTTCACGATGAGCTACTCTGGAAAGACCTAAATTAAAGTCATAGACCCCTGCCCGATATAAAAAAGAACAATGTAAATGCTCTACTTCCCTAATGCCATCAATAAAATTCCATTGAATATTAGGCTCAGAATCAATGTTTTTAATTAACCCCGTAGATTTAGAAGTATCTTGTAATGGTGGAGTAAGAATTGCACCACCTACAGCCCCAACATTGGGAAACTGTGTAGCATGGCTATACAGGCTTTGCAAGACTGTGGCTTCAGGAACGCAATCATCATCTACACGCCAAACCCAATCAAAATCCATACGATTAGCCATTTGATGAATGTGATGTTGTCCTTTTTTTTCAGCAAATAACCACTTCCATTCAATACCTTTAATAGCCATTATTTGAAAGAAATGCTGATAAATCATTTCTTTTCGCATATCTTGGGGTTCATCATTGTCGTCAAAAATAACAATTTTGTTAGGTAGCCAAGTTTGATTAATAACAGCTTCTAAAACTAAAGGAAGCGTTGTGTGATAACGCCCCCTAGTTGCTATTGAGCATAGTATTTTAGGCATTATCCCACCTACAAATCATTAAATTACAACGATTTTCAGGTGTAATTTCTTGCATTACATCTGAAATTTCTCCAGCTTCATTTATGTAATTAAAGTAAAAATCAGAAAAATGATTTTCATTTAATCCATGTAGCTTATGATGTTCACCCCAGAAGCCTTTAGGCTCATTGTGTGGAACTGTAATTAATAAAGTGTCGCAATGTCGTTTAAGCATTTCAACAATCTCTAATCCATTGTCTAAATGTTCAATTACTTCAAAAGCAATAATGGTGTCGTAGTGGTCAATTCCAATTTTATTAATATCAACATTAACAAATTCGCAATTAGCTCGCCATTCCTGTTCTTTAGCAACTTGAATAATAATT